TATTTAGGGAAGGTAACACGGAGGGAGGGGGAGTCGAACCCCCAAGGGCTTTAACACCTCAACTGTTTTCAAGACAGGTTCCGTCGCCAATCGGATTGCCCCTCCAATAAATCAACGACGACTACACCAGTAGGCATCGTTGGGTTTGTCGGCACAAATCCAAACGTTTGTGCCTGTGTTGTTCCAGTGGCGGATTACTCCTGCAACAATGAAACAGTTAGTGACAAGATAAGTGAGAAGTATAACAGTCCGTAGACCAGATATAATATTGGCTTCTTTGTCATTTCTTCCTTCCTTTCTGCCAAGAGCATAACTCCACAACCGCCACGACTTTCGTAGCAGTGGTTTCATCGATCATCCTCTGCCCGATTCTCACTGTAGTAAGCATCAAAAGCTCCAGCAGGATAACGCTTACCCAGTTTGGTGATGTTGGTGTCAAGAACTTCTTCCATAGACACTCCCAGTGCTTGAGTTGCTTGAGCAACATACCACATTAGATCACCGAGTTCAATGATTAGATGCTCACGGTTGTCTTCATTCCACGGTTTACCTTGGAAGACCATCTTCTTAATGATCTCCAAGAACTCACCGCCTTCGGCATTGATGCCAACGCCAGCAGTAAGAAGCCGCTCAATGTTAGCGCCCTTGCCATCAAGTTCTACCATACGATCAGACAAGGCAACAAAATCTCTAGAAGCATCAGACGTTACAGCGTCAACGAACTGTTCATACTTAGAAAATTCAATAGTCATAATTAAGTCCAATCAGAAAATTTATTCAAACGGTTTTGTTTAGCGGCAGTCTCAAACTGCTCATAGGTATCTTCTTCAGCAGCATCGAGGATAGACTCAGTTGCTTCAGAATCGTCAACATTATAGAGCTTCATCTTCGCTCTGTCAATACCAACAGTAAATCTCTTGTAGAAGGAGAGATCATTATATCTGTTCTTGAGTTGCTTGACCATGATCCTACCAGATTGTTCAAGTTCCTCAGTAGAGATAAGAGCAAGCATAAGGTCAGCAGTAGCGGGAAGCCCAAAAGACTCACTGGTGTCGGTAAGATCAATATCACTATTGCCATACCCACTCCTAGTAGTTTGAGTAGCAGAAACAACTGGAACGTCGTGCTCAACAGCAAGACCACGAAGTTCCTCTGCAATTGCTTTAACATAAGTGTATGAGTTGACAATGTGTCCCTTATAACGAGACGAGGCACATATATTTAAGTAGTCAATAAAGATAATATCAGGTTTGAAATATTTCTTTAGACTCAACTCATTTAGTAATGCTTTGAAGTGTCCGGCATGTGCTGCAGCAGTAGGATATTCTTTGATAATCAGTCTGCCTTGAGACTTCTTAGCAAGTTCATTAACTCTGCTGGTGAAGATTGCTTCTGGGATTGAGGAGATATCCTTGATATTTACATCCAGAAGATTGGCATCAATACGTTCAGCAATCTTCTCCTCCGCCATCTCACAGGTGATGTATAAAACATTGTATCCCTGTGACAAACAAGAGGCAGCATGGTCACACATAGCAAGAGACTTACCAACACCAGTTCCTGCTAAGATAATGTTAAGTGTCTTCTTAGGAATACCACCCTTTGTGATAGTATTTAACTTATCAATGTGGAAAGGAATCTTATCTTCTTCTAGATGATAGAAATCATATCGTTCATTAGCATTCTCGAAGTAGTCATGACCTACATGTTCGTCGAACGATACTGCCAAGGCCTCTTGGAGTATGCTGGGGATCGCATCCTTTGATACTTTCTCTTCACCTCCATCCGCAATCTTGATGGATTCGAGTAAAGCGAGATAGATTGCTCTGTCTTTACACCACTTTTCAGTGGAGTCAAGGAGCCATCCATACTCAACAGGATCATCCGTGAACGCCTTGATGGTCTTAACAGAATCTTGATAAGTTTGTTCGTCAAGGTCTTTCCTACCCTGAAGGTTGATAACAACAACCTCTGCAGTAGGCGGCATGTTGTATTTACTAGCGAAATCCCACACCTCCTCATAGATAATTTTTTCATGGTTTGATTCGAAATAGTCTGGTTTTACAAACGGGACTACTTTTCTGTAGTAATCTTCATTACAAAACAGATTCCTCAGAATAGTAGTCTCAATTCTCTCCATCAATAGTTTCCTCCTCTCCAGTGCCGTACAACATTTCTTGCTTTACTACTTCATCGATAGCTTCTAAAACCTCTTGGGTAAAGAACTGTTCTGGTTCTTGTAAGATTGTCTTACCATAATACTTTTTGCCATCGATTTCAAAACGTGTACCAGACTTGCCCCACACGCCTGCTCTCACGGCATACTCTTCGAGACCATAATACTTATCCAGTCCACGATTGTCGAAGAACAGGCGAGTTTCTACCTGAGAGTTCTCTCTTGTCAGACGAGACTTCTTAGCCTTGCAGCGGATAATGTTTCCGACTTGATCCGTTCCATCTTTTTCCTTTCTCTTTCCGAGAAATATGACTGTGCTAGCAGAATACTTGAGTCCACTGCCTCCTCCCATTTCCTCTTCAGGATACATAGCACCGATTTTGTCATAGGTATGATTGGTAAAGATCATTGGTACATTAGCCTTGCCACACTTGAGTGTCAAGACCCGGAAAGCTCCTTTGATGAGCTGAGTCTTGGTCATGTCACGTTTCTCAACGCCTGCTGCCATGTCAGTCATCTCTTTAGTTGTGGAGAGCATCCCCAAAGAGTCTAGCACAAACAGCATGGGTTTACGATCTTCTTTAGGAACATCTAAGTATTTGTCTAGGATCCTGACCGCCTCTGTCCTGAACTCTTCAATAGTAGCGACAGGGAAGATAATCATACGGCGAGAGTCAATACCACGACTCTCAATCATATCCCTAGAAATAGCAGACTCAGATTCAAAGTAAACCACACCAGCTTCAGGATCAGTATCAAGGAAATTACGTACCACACTGAGAGCATAAAAAGTTTTACCGGTGCCAGAGGGTCCCGCAAGAGCGGTGATTTTATTGGAAGGAAGACCTCCAAAAATCGAACCACTAACCACGGCATTAAAGAGGTAAGAGCCCGTATCAATATAACCTGAGACATCACCAGCAGCAACACCTTCGCTAACAAAACCAGCGTATTCATTTTTGCTGTCCTTGATTACTTGTGAAAGAAAATCCATATTAAAAGAATGAGTTAAGTGATACTTTACGTTCTGTCTGCCACCCAATAGCGTCTAGAACTTTACGAAGTGGTTCAAGAAAAGACTTCTCGAACTGGGTCTTGTAGTCAACATACTTCTCAAGATTTAATTCTTTTGGAATCTCTTGGAAGAAAGCAATGACATTCTCCTTGATTGGGTTAGGAGTTTTAAGATAGATAAACTTGATCTTCTCGCCCTCTTGGATGAGCTGATACTTATTATCTAATTTGTTTTTCTTAATGTAGTGATTGTAAAGCAGGGCTCCTCTCACTTGGATAGGAACAGAAGCTTCTTTAGTGTATATTGTATGATGGTTTCCGTACTTTGTCAATCCGTTACACCCACGAGGGAAAGCAACGTTAGTATATTCTTGCTCTGTGGTTTCTTTCTTCACCTTCTTAATAAACGAGAAGATAGCATCGTTATCTTGAGTCAAGATAATGTCAAAGGCATCCTTGAGTTTATTACGGAAGAACTGAGGAGTGGATGAACGTTGGGTGTCCATACCACAGATCTTCATCTTTGGTTTATTGTAACGGACGCCTTCACTATCCCATACGTTGAGAACATAACGCTTCTTCGCTTTCCAGAATCCACGTTCAGCAATGTTCTCTCGCTTCATCTTCATCTTCTGGTCATACGCCGATACATAATCAGCAAGCTTCTGGTAACTGTTCTCGATAAACGGTTCCAACTTCTCCTGAGAGATCGTATCCAGAATGTTAACAATCTTGATCTTATCACCAGCAAGATGACTATAAAATTTATCAACAAGAGGTCCCAAATTAAGATAGATTGAATCGGTGTCAGCGGCGATAACATAATCGACTTCCTCCGTTTGCAATATCTTATTTAGATATTGGTTAATATCATTTGCCACCCACTGGATAGAGAGTTGACCGCCCAAGGTAATTGCCTCAGCAATGTCCAGGCGATAGTAACGGAAGTGTTCGTTACCGATAGCACCATAAGCAGAGTTTAGCTGAATCTTACGTGCCATCTGAATGTTATTACATCGAGCAATCTCTTTCTTCAAAGCAGGGGTAGGAGTCTTCTCATACTGCTGCTTCGCTTCCAGCATCTTCTTTTTATAGATGGTCCGTTCGTTGTAGATCTTCTCCATCAGTTCGGGCAGGAACCCCCTGAAGGTAGTGTCATAGAACGTGCCGTTAGCACACACTGTCTGCCCCCGTAGGTCGCTCAGATCCAGTTCCTTGGACAGAAGACGGTCTACGTTAGCGGACGGGTGCTTATGGGGCATAAGAGTCTCTGGCGAGATGTTGTACTGCATGATCAGGTGAGGGTACAGACTATTCAAGTCAAAATTCACCACCCAGTCATATAGACCAGGAACCGGTTCCTTCACATAGGCACCAGCATACTTCTCACTCTTAACAGCACTTTCTTTCTTAGGAGGAATGACAATGTTCTGCTTAGAGAGGTAAACATAGATGATGTTATCCCACATACGAACCTGAGAATACACATCCTCAAAGTTGACCTTGGCATCGTATGCCATGCTGACAGCAAGCTCTAGCAACTTCATCTTGTCATCCAACTGATCAACCAGTCGAACGTCATGGATGTTGTACTCGATAAACTTCTGCCAGTTGTTGGTATAGAACTCCTTAAAAGTGTCATACTCACTGTGATCTAGTTTGTTGGCACCCAGTTCTACCTCACAGATATAGTCCAGACGATAAGATGCCTGGTTGGTGTAGGTAAACTTCTTGTACAGTTCTAGGTAATCAAGCGTGGCAATACCAGAAATATCATAAGCAATCTCTTTCTTACCTTTAATATAGATTTCACGACGGAGCACAGCTTTCCAGGGAGACAACATCCGTGCTTCTTTCTCCCCAAGGATACGTTCGATCCGATGAAGAATGTATGGCATATCAAACAACTGGACGTTCCACCCAGTGATGATGTCAGGATAATCAGATGCCCACCAGTTAATGAAAGCTTTCAGCAATCCAACCTCGGTGTCAAAGTGCATGTAAGTAACCCTAGGATCATCATTGTCAAATGGTTTGGCACCAAAAACAATGATGTTCCCAGAGGAACTATCTTTAATACTGATAGCAAGTATTTCCTGATCAGCAGACTGAATATCAGGAAACCCATTCTCAGCAGCAGTCTCGATATCAATGTTGAACACACGGATATCTTTCATGTCATAGTCAATATAATCTTCAGAATACTCTCGGAGAATATATTGATTGATGAACCTAGTCTGTCCATATACAGGGAAGTCTTCTAGTTCCTTGTACTTGTCAATAAAATCCTTGGCATCACGAATACTTCCCATGGGGACAGAGCGTACAGGTTTACCATCCAGAGTCTTAGCTTCTACAGAAGCATTACCCGTGTCACCAACATACAAAACGGGGTTGAACTTCACCTTGTCCGTAAACCTTTTACCGTGCTCTACACCCCGGACGAGGATGCTGTTGCCGGACTGTTGGACACTGGTGTAGAACTTCATTCTGTTTCTTTCTTTCTGTTGGAGTGGTAAAGGGAAGCTAGAGCATCATCAACATCAGAAGTGATACTAACATCCGAAGAACGAATGTAGATCTCTCTGTTCCCAGAGAAGGGAGGGAATACGGAAAGAACTGTACCTTTTCCGTCGCCCATCTGCTCAAGCGAGTACGGATATTTTAGCACACAATCGGGGTCACCCCACTCGGATTCTGGAATTGTTTCAATTTCAGAAACAACCCAGAACCCATCAAGTCTAAAGATTTGAATCATCCCATTGTTACTCCAGCTACAGAAACATCCGAAGCCCAGATACTCTTAGTCTCTGGTTTTGGATTCTTAGCTTCTTCGATTCTCTTTTCCGCTGCCTCTACCTTAGCTTCATACGCTTTTCTAAGACTCTCTTCTGGTTCACCAATGGTTAGAACAGAATCATACGGAATCTTATACTGATACTCAGAAGAGAAAGGCATCCACCTAGTAAACTGGACCTGTACTTCTTTAGATGGTTCATCAGTTGGTTTTGAAACCAGATCAAGTTTAAAAGGATGTGCCATCATTAGACAAACACCACGCTTGTCTTCGCCCTCTCCTTTAAAAACCTCTTGGAGATTAGTAACTACTGTTTCTCCAGTCATCAACATAACTACACTTGGTTTCATTCTTCAATCTCCTGTTGTTCTTGATTCATAGAAGCTGTTGCTCTCTCTGCCCACACGGGATCAAAGGGGCTAACTACTTCAATATATTTTTCTTTGATGAAGTTCTTTGGTTCGGCAATATGCCTACATCCTCCAAATCCCAGACGGATTTCATTATCCTGAATATAAGGATTGTACGCAGAGAATCTAATATTTGTCTTACCCTCTTCGTCAACTTGATTTTCCAGGAGGAAAGGATAAGACATCAGGAAACAAAGAGACTCTCCATCAGGTGACTTTAGTTCGCTTAGTCTAGTAATGATACTAGTATTGTCAGTCAAAACAACAACTTTAATGTCCATAGTTATCACAAAGAATAATTAGAGTATACCATAAAAATACGAAGGGGGCAAGTGCCCCCTGTATAATTTATTCTGTTAAGAGTTGGGGTGACGAACCACCAATTTCGTAAACGGTTTTCTTTTGGTGTTCCGGAATAATTTTTTCCAGAGAAATTAGAAGTAGACCGTCCTCAAAACTTACGTCTTGGATTCTTACGTCATCTGCTAACTGCCACGAATGATTAAAGGATCGTTTAGATAATCCTTTGTGGAGATACTGGACTTCAGAATCTCGGTCTTGAACTTTGGAGGTAACTTTGAGAATGTTTGATTCAGAAGAAACTTCAATCTCCTCTGCTCTAAAGCCCGCCAAAGCGATTTCAATTTCATAATTGGAACTGTCTCTCTTTAGAATATTATACGGAGGATAATTGGTAGTTTTTGTGCTCAATGTATCTAAAGCAGAAAGCATCGAGTCGATACCAATCCCGTAAGGATACAATGTATCCCAGCTGTATTTATTCATGGTTGTCTCCTTGTATAAGCGAGTAACTTTGTATGGACCCCGAAGGCATCCAATACTATTTAAACGCAATTACAAAATAGAGACTAGTGAGAAGACCGAACTTTTTTATACGGACATCAGTATAGTATAACCCATTCTCCTCACCCAATCTAAGTGTGCCTTACCCCAAGGTACGGTCATCCACTCAGTCTTGTTATCTCTAAGGAGCATGAGTTTTACTGTTCGATTCATAACGTCTATTTTTTTCTACCGATATTGTACTTACTTTCTAACGTCCACTTATCTTTATCTTTAAAAGATAACACTTTGATCTGCGTTAGAGGAGCAATGTCTACAATTTTTTCAGGATAGATAACTGAAATGAGTCCCCAGTCAGACAACAGCTGAATGATCCTATTTCTACGTTGAATGTCATTCAAAGAAAAATTTGTTGCCTTACCATCAAGAGCAAACAGTTCTTTAAAATGTACAATATAATAACGTCCTTGCTTGTGGAGAATGTGACAAGACTGATAGATTTTTTTCTCTCTACGTGATGCCACCCCAATACGGGTTAGTGTTTCTCTTACTTTAAGGAAATCATCTGGTTGATTCAAAGAGATCTCAACCATATCTGATTGCTGCCACTGGATATCAATGTCAGTTGTCATAACATTCCGCCTTTATTCAATGCTTTTCTTATACTTTCTAGTTGCTCGTTAGTTAAAATATCTAGAGCTTTCAAAGCTTTATCATGGTTATAACCATAATATTCTTTAACTAGATCAAGATGATCCAGTGTTTGCTTTTTAACCCACGGAGTAAATCTTTTCCGTGGCTTCAAAGTATTTATAAGAAAATCATATTGAAGACGTTTATCTAAATGAGAGTTCTTATTCATCTCGTTGGCAAATAGGATAGCGTCCTTGTGCCCAGACAAACATTTATTTACAATGAAAGGAGGATAACTCTTCTCTGTAGAAGGGTCATCCTCAATAATATTCTCTTTAGACTGGTTGATAGATTTCATCCAGTCATTAAGTTCTACTCGTTTTTTCTCCATTCTTTTCCCATTAGAAGACGGCAGTCACAGAAACAACTTTAGCGTGAGGGTTACGAGCAAGGGCAGTCTCCCTTGCCTCTTCGTAGTTACGAGCGTGGACAATCTCTTCAAAGATTTTGCCAGCAACGTAGAGTTTAACTTGAACTTTCATTTGTCTGATAGTTGGTTAGGACGAGTTCTGTTCGACTCGCTTGATCTATATTATAAGTCCCCACGGACCTCATGGTGTAAGTATGTGCAAATTCTCCAACTTTCCACCCCTCGAACCGATCTAGAATCATTTGCGACGAGTTGTAAGATATAAGTTGAGGACCGACAAAACGATCACAGTCGCCAGCAAAGGAGTCGTGATCAAATCCTTTGTGCATACTTCCCCTTCTACCATAAAGATTAGATCCGATGTCGTAGGGGGGATCGAGATAAGTGAAGACGGATCTATCGTCGGTGAGGAGCTCTTCATAAGATAAATTAGTAATTTTCCAATTAACAATTAGTTTTTGGTACTCGGGCAGTCGGTCGATTCCTGCCATTGAGAAGTTGCTGTCGCTTGCTTGCTTGGAGAAAGAACTGGATTCTGTAAGACCAGAGAAAGAACACTTATTAACCACATAGAAGGAAACAGCACGGTGGAAATCTTTAGTGTCTTCCACAGGTCGCTCCAGATATTCTTTTGCACTATCAAACAAAGTTCGCGCAGATCCAGGATCGATATGTCTTTGTTTGAGTTGGACGAGTTCATCTCTAAGTGCTTGTCCATGGTCCTGAAGTTCTCGCCAGAAGTTATAAAGAGGTTCGTAAAGATCGTTGACCCAGATATTCAAATGAGGATACCGCTTGGAGATCTCCAAGGCAACGCTACCGCCCCCTAGGAAGGGTTCCCGGTACTCCTTATACCCCTTCAAGTCCGGGACGTACTGGAGGAGTTTTGAGAGTGCTCTGGACTTGCCGCCTGGGTAGCGAAGCGGGGTCTTCAGGGATTTGATAGTCTGGGGCATTGTACTTCAGGTATTCACGAAAGATATGTTTCATCTCCCTCTCTGTCATACCACAATGAGCGGCAGCATTAGGAAGGTTCATTGTAGCATGAAAGAGAGCTTCGTTTGCTTCTTTAACATTCTCTGGCGTAGTTTTAACTTTACTCATACTTCACCAGCATATTCAAAATCTTCAATAGAAGATAC